CTTGGTGAGGTGTACAAGATTGCTATAAAAAATATGGGATAAAAAATGAATATATTTTATCTAAACAAAGACCCTTTCCTTTGCGCAAAAGATCACTGTGATGCTCATGTGTGTAAGATGACGGTCGAATATGCCCAGCTTCTGTCCACTACTCATCGAGTAATAGATGGTGATTTTTGGTACGGTCGATCAACAAGTGGTCGAAAAGTCCAGAGGTATTTTCATCCAGATAGTGTTATGAATCACACCTTGTACAAAGCGTGTCATGTAAATCATCCATCTACAATCTGGGTAAGAGAATCTGCTGATAATTACAATTGGTTACATTCTCTTTGGTTCGAGTTGGCGCATGAGTATGAACATCGTTATGGTCGTGTACATGAATCGTATCGAAAGTTAGAGTATTTTCTACTACTCCCTCCTTCGAAATTAGAAAGCAAAGGGTTCACAGAACCAACACCAGCAATGTCACAATATCCCCAATGTATTGTCGAAGGTGATTCAATGACTTCATACAGACAGTTCTATTGGGAAGACAAGCGATCATTCGCTAAGTGGACTAAACGAGAGGCTCCAGAATGGTGGAAAGAGTATGAACGGAAAGGGAAGCAAACCGAGACCAATTTCAGTGGACCCGAAAACGTTTAATAATAACTGGAATAAGATCTTCAACAAAGACAAAAAGGTTGTGAAAAAGAAAACGGGAGATAAAGATGGCGCCCAGAGTTAAAAAGTTTACACCTAAAGAAAAAAAGACTATAACTCCAGCCCCAGATTGGAAGAAACTCCAAGCGGCAGAGACAGAAGAAGATCGTCTTAAAGCGTGGCGAGATTGTGAGTATTTTGTTCATATGGAAGTGAGTAACAAAGAATACCTACACTCAGCAAAGAAGTGGGTACGTGATCATAGTGGTTGGGATTTGTACAGTGAAATGATCCGTGTACCAGATGTGTATCTTTCAACGATTTGTAAACACGGGTGGAAAGCATATAGACTTGGTTACATGCCCGAAAAGATAAAAGGTCAGTTTAAGACCCAACTGTTGTCGATGATAAATCGTGTTGAGAAACTTCGTGAGACAATGACGTATAACCCACCAATTCACTCAAGTTTAGATGACCTAGATGACGATCATCCTCTTCATGTCACAAAAGTTAAGGAGTGGCTTGAACATTGGAAAAAGTATGCTGCGTCTTTCAAGAAAAATGAAACGCCCACAAAAGAGGAGGTAATCGCCCAAACATATGTTTACAACATTCAGATGTATTTAAAGTCTGGTGTATGGCTCGATTCACACTATGGTGAACTTCGAGAGAATAAAGTCAACTATTTGTGTATCGCACCAGCATTCGATAAAGATGGTTTAATTAAACGAACCGTTGGTGTATTTTATAAGGACGTAGGACAAATCTGGTCTAAGGAGTTAGAATGACTATTAGTGGTATGATGATGAACAAGAACAAGTTTTCGAAAAGCATCGAGGAGATTGTTCGTTATAAAAATCTTAGTTACATTGATGCTGTGTTGTACTTCTGTGAGAAAAACAAACTTGATGAAGAAGATGTGAAGAAATACATTTCAGGACCAATTAGGAGTAAGATCGAAGCAGAGGCAATGAAATTAAATTTCATTCCTCGGGGTAACGAATTGTCTTTCGAATAAATAACGATTGACTTTTCATTTTTTTTATAGTATAATGCTATTCTTATATAATGTATAACGTGGATAATCTGTAATACAAAACATACAAAACATACAAGGAAATATATATGTCGTTTTCAAACCTCAAGCGTAATCGCAACTCTATCTCTGATCTCGTCTCTGCCGCAAGTGCAGGTGACGCACCCACTGATAAGAAGTCCTATGTTGACGAGCGACAGTGGAAACCCACTGTTGATAAAGCAGGTAATGGGTACGCTGTTCTGCGTTTTCTACCTGCTCCCGAAGGTAATGAACTCCCATGGGTTCGATACTGGGATCACGGATTCAAAGGTCCAACTGGTCAGTGGTATATCGAAAAGTCTCTGACTTCGATTGGTCAACAAGATCCTGTTGGTGAATACAACTCTCGTCTCTGGAACTCTGGTGTAGAATCAGACAAAGAGACTGCTCGTACTCAGAAGCGTCGACTTCACTATGTGTCAAATGTTCTGGTCGAATCTGACCCGGCTAACCCACAGAACGAAGGCAAAGTCTTCCTGTACACCTTTGGTAAGAAAATCTTTGATAAGATGATGGATGTGATGCAACCACAGTTTGCTGATGAGACCCCTGTAAATCCCTTTGATTTTTGGGAAGGTGCTTCATTCAAACTGAAGATTCGAAATGTTGAGGGTTATCGTAACTATGATAAGTCAGAGTTTGCTTCGCCAGCACCGTTGTTGAATGGTGATGATTCGGAACTAGAACAGATCTATGAAGGGTTATATGATCTGAATGAGTTTACGGATCCAGCGAACTACAAGACTCGTGAGGAACTCGCTGATCGTCTTGCTCTTGTTCTGGGTCAGTCGATCACGACTCGTCAAGAGATTTCGATGGATACATCGAGCGCACCAGAACCAATGAAAACTAGTAGTCCTGTGCAACCACGAGAATCTAGTGAGTCAATGAGCGCAGATGGTGAAGAGGATACTCTTTCATACTTTGCGAAACTTGCCGCTGAAGATTAACTCTTAGTATAAACCTTAAAGGTTATGGGGGGACGAAAGTCCCCTTTTTTTATGCTCCGGCATATGCGTCTGATCTTGTCCCGTTAGACATTGTCGCAGAAGGTATAGTATTACCACCATTAGACACACTAGTTTGATTGCTCACACTTGTAGGTGCGTTAGTGTTGTTGTTAACCACAGTCACGTTATTGCTAGCGACACTTTCAACTGAAGACATCGTTCCTCTCTCCACTGCCTGTCCTATGGGTATATCTGCCGCTTTGGCCATAACACTACTGATCTCAGATATGGGTGAGTTCTTTAATCCCTTCCCGAAATCAACCTGACTGTATCCATCAAAATATCCTTCTCCGAGAAGTCCGCCGTTCCACATCCTATCAAAAATAGGAATAGCGAACGCTATCGACTTACCAAGGTTCTCGATATTCCTTTTAAAATCGTCCATGTTCGCATTAGCGATTTTGTCAATCCCGTCTCCGAGTTGAAATAAAGATTTAGACAACGCGTCGAACCCAGCGAGATTTGAAATGTCCAGACTTGATAAAATTTCTAAGTCCTTTCCAATTCTCTCGAACACACTAGGTTCATTAGAATCTGTAAAGATCTTTGAAACAAAATTACCAAGACCTGCGACAAGTCCCGTTGCTGTTAACGCTGCTATACCCAACGCCACAGAACTGGCCGCTGGACCGAATGCGATCAATTTAAGCATATCAATGTCGTCGTTTGATAAGGCCGCCAGACCTGTACCGAGATTGACCATAATGTCTCGCATACCAGATCCATCAGCACCAAGAACGCTCGCGAGTTCACCAATTACGGCGATTCCCCCAAAGAACGCGCCGATACCAACACCAAGAAGTCCAAGGCCAGTTGCGGCTGGTCCTGCCATGCCTGTCGCACCCAACAATCCGCCTGTCGCCAATAAAGCACCAAGTACAGCTAGGTCCTTTCCAGCGAACGCTCCTAGTCCTTCTGCTAGATTGACCATAATATTCTTTATCGCAACACCGTCCGCGTTGAGATAACTTGCGGCCGAGTCGCCTGCAGCAAGTCCCGCGAAAAACCCTCCGATACCAGCACCTAACATAAACATTCCGAAACCAGCTTTCATAGACTTGCCTGGACCAAGCAATGCCCCCATTGCACCACCCGCAGCTAATAAACCACCAACTTTAAGCAATCCGTCCGTGTTCATTTCAGCGAAACCATCAGTCAACGTTTTCATCACGCCAGTGAGTTTCGTGAGATCGGTATTCATCCATGTAAGTGCTTTGTCGCCTGCGGCAAGTCCAGCAAAGAATCCGCCGATGCCGAGACCCAGAGCCGCCATACCAACACCAATACCAGCACCAGCACCAGCTACCTTTTTGAAAGTGCTTTCAGAACCACCCTGACCAATACTTTCGTCTCCAGCAGACTCTCTAGATTCGCGGAGAGTCTCTTCATTTTTCAATCTTTCTCGTCTAAGACTTATGAAAAATTGTTTAAAACGATCGTCCAAGTTGCCCATACTATTAGCAGTATCGATCTGTTCTTTGTATTGATCTTTTTGTAATTCGTTAATGTTCTGAAGATACTCAGCATTGAGTATATTTGATTCAACGATGTCATCCAGAGTTGCCATACGATTCTCTTAATTGTTTTTCTTCTTCCATCGCCTGTAGGAGCAAGATTAGATGTACCTCCTTTTCCCATGGCATCATCATTTCAAGTTCCGTCAATGAATATTTATGGTGCCTCGCCAACAAAAAACTCGTTTTATAATGATTCGCCAGAGTTTCATGCGAGAGGCACACTAAAAAAAATCTTGAATACCTCTCAGTTCAATATGGGTATGTTCGTTACATTTAACGCAATCAAAATCAATATCACACGCAACCTTGGGTATATCAAACAGGAAACTAGTGACCTTTTTAAATTGTTCGCGAGTCATTGACTCCAAAAACCTTTTAATACTTTCTTGTGTTTCGTCTTCGATGTTAATTTTTTCATCATTTAAAAACACTGCTTCAAGACTACTAGAGAGGATATTAAATCCCATTTCTTCCTCGTCCCCAACGTCTTTTAAATCCACGTAACTGGGATATCTCATTTGCACCGAAACCTTATCGTCCAGTTCGATTATATTATTACGCGGTTTCGACTCACAAACAATATCGTCAAGGTCTAATTCATATGAATTTTCGTGTTCACACGATTTGCATTTAATGTTTAAACTGGCCTTTTCACCGACAGATTTTGCTCGCAACTTAATAAAAAGATATTCGAGATCAAAGGTAGTTAGTTTAGAAACGTTGACATCGCTAGTGACGCAAGCACTAACCGTATCAATTACTGTGTTCATAATTTGGTTGGCGTCTTTTGTTTCTGCCGCCATCATCAAAACTTTTTCTTCTTTCACCAAATACGGTCGGAATTTAATCTTCTTACCCGTTGATGGTAATGTTAACTCATATTTCGGTAATTCATTCAGCGTCGGTAACGACATATTTTATCTCCATTAATTAAATATTGCTTGCAATGCTACCTAGTAGCCCACTCACCGCATTTCTATTTTTGTTTTTAGGTGTTAATTTTTCACTTTCCCAATAGTGGTAGGAAAACTCTACTGTAATTGTACTTATCTCATTTGATGAGGCGTCCGAGAAGGTCTCGTTTGTTATGCTTACAGGAAAGGCTCTGTCAAGAGTCCATTTATAATTCTTATCAAACGAACTTCCTATATCAATATCAAAATTAATATTGATTGGGCCCAGTTCAATTTGCTTGTCGTAGATCGGATAACTCACACCTTTCTCTAACTGAAATATTTCTACTTTCTTACAGTACTGATCTGGGTAGGATGATTCGTATCTACCTTCGATGTCATCATATTTTTCCAGAGCAAGTCGTTGCCATTCTTCAAAGTATTCACGAACAGACTGATCATTCAACACTCGAAAGGTCATAGAAACATTCGGGTTGACAAAACCATAAACGACATCTTGTTTCACAATTCCCAACTCACGTTGAACAGTTGTCAACTGTCGTGCGGGCAAAGTAACGTTTGTACAAAGGACTCCGAGTTCATATGAACTATGGTGCTCTAACGAAGGCAGATACACATAGTAAAGATTTGTTCGAGCAAGACCGCGGCCTTTTGAGACGATCGATTTTAATTCTTCTATTGTTCCCGACTTAAGCATTCATTATTCTCCGAGAATCTTTATAAACCTGACCCATTTTCCCTTTCTGCCATTGAGCGGCTGGAAGAAATGTTGCAATCTCCCATTCAGGAGGGGCAATGTACGCAAGTTTTCCTTCTATCTGACTTGTTAAGTAATGTTTAAAGCAAGGCTTAAAATACTTAAACTTTGCCGCCCGATTTAGAAATTGATATGACACTTCAAACCTTGTTGACTCGTTGTACTTTTTATTGTTGGTGATGTCCATCAGGTTGTCAAGAAACTTAGCACGAAGAGGTATCGGTAGATAGTGTAGATTCATACCATAAAACCCCTTTGCCGCCGGTCCAATCGCAATCACCAAGGGAAACGAATCCCAATACGGGAGCGTGTCTCTGTTCTTCGCATCGTAGAAGAACATGAACATAGATCCAGAAGCATGTTTCGACCTTTTCTCAACAGGATCTTCATTCATCAACGCTCTACGATTAAGGTTGCGCATGTTCTGCACTTTCTTTCGAAACCAGTCACGGGACTCTTTGGTGCGTGGCGTGATACCCGCTCGAAACGCTTCTAACTCTACTGTCTGAAAAAGATTTGACACTATAAGACCCTTGGTTCATGCATGAGTGAAATTTGTTCTTCGTTCCTATCTAAACTAAGCCCGCCAACAAAACATCTAAACACCGGAAGTTTAATCGCATATTTTCTCATCGGGAAAACAGCATCAGGAAACGCTTGAACCCATCCCTGTTCACTTGGTTGTAATATCTCTTTTCGAAACAGTTCAAATACTCTTTCAGACGAGAAATCGTTTCTTTTATGAAAAATCAACATGTCGTTTAATCTGGCGTATTGGTATTTTCCCGTAGTTTCTATAATTGAATCCCATCTTTTTAATCCCTTTGAATTTTCAGCTGACTCCGAACTAAATCCGAATATGGTATTTCTGTTGTATGATTTTTTTACAAAATGGTCCCAATCTATTTTTTCGTTCAGTTCCGAATCGTATCGACACCGAACTATCATGTCATATTCTCTAGGGACATCAAAAAGCAATTGTAACGAATGTCCTATAATCTGTTTGTATCCCCAGGCTAATACCTTTGCGTTATATTTTCTGCCAATTTTTTTATCGTTGCATAGAGCATTTAAATGGTCGGATTTTGGTTCTTCGTAGATCGTGTAATTTTCGCCCTCTATTTCATACCCCCGCCAAGTACTAAAAAAGAAATCATAATCAGGAAAAATTCTTCGGAATCTCGTTATATTTTCTTTGTAATTGCCTCGAGGCAGACCAGAAAAACACATAGCAACCTTCATATCCCTTTTCCCCGAAACGACCCTAACTTTATTAACACCATTTTCATACTTTCTATTTAGTCTTTTTTGTACTCGTTTTCTTCCTCGTGAAAGGTTTTAATGGTTTAGTGGACTTGGGCATTATTCCCATTGCGTTAAGTTGTTTTTCTGTCCAGATCTGAAACTCCCACCCTTGATCTTTCGCATACTCACTTGCCGCTTTCCATTTGTTTTGATTCTTTATATACGTCAATCCTTCATTGATATAACGCTTAGTGCGACGATCACCCTTAGGAGGTGACAGTTCTTTTTCAGGCTTTATTTCTATGAGAACGGTTTTTCCTGACTTGTAAACAATTTTCAAATCCATAAAATACCTGTGGTACTTTCTATCAACTTCATATAGATATGGTATGACAGTTTCTTCGCTTGACCAATATTTTATTTCTGAGTTTTGGTCACACCATTTGAACGCATGTTTCTCCCATAAAGATCTGTAGACGACATTTGAATAATCGCCTTTATACTTCTCGGGATTTTTAACTCGATACCTGCCTTTATATGTCATAAAAACTCTATAAATAAACTAAGATAAACATATTTATTAGGTCTTATATGGACACTATACAAAATCGAAGTGAACGCCGCCAGTACTGGAGCGAAGAACCGAACACGGCAACCGAAGAAGTTGTGATCGCCGAAGAAAAATCTACCGAAGACGTTAACCGAGAAGCCACAGATCCTTCAGAAGAATCGCAGGAAGAGTCTCGGAATTTTAAATATCCCCTCACACTATCAAAGTCTTTTCCTGCCACTATTAAATTTACAGCAGTCAAAACTGAAGGTGTTGATATAGCAGAAAAGATAGGGAAGTTGATTGGCGAAACCAAAGATGCGTTGGTCGACGCGGTGCAATCCGTTGGAGAAACGTCATATCGGTATGCCACCGGCATTTCAGAAGGCGGTCGAACCGGCCTCGCGGCCGAGGCGCCCGCCACGAAAGCCCGCGTTGAAACTGAAAAAGGTGAAGCACAACAAGCGTCTTACTTTCAGACATATGAGAATAAAGGCGGTGGTGAACGAGTTGGTAGCGTTACCTTGCCTCTTCAACGTGATCTGCGATACAGTGATCTGGCACAATATGAAACTGCCAACTTAGGACTAGCCGGCGGTGCGCTTGAAGGCGCAATGCAAGGACAAAACCCATTTGCTGGAGCCATGTCTGATGGTGGTGGTCGACTATTATCAACAGCGTCTGCTCTTGCGGCTTCCGCAATCGCTAAAAGTGCGGGAGAACTTTTAGGTGGAGTGGCTGGTTCCAAATTCGGAGCATCGGGCGCAGTCGTGGGTGCCGCGGTGTTAGGAGATACCATGGACGGTCTTTCTCCTGCTGTACGAAGCGCAACACGAATCGTATCTGCCCCCAATCAACGAACACTTTTTCAGCAAGTGGGAATAAGAAGTTTTGCCTTCACCTTCAAAATGGTTGCGAACAGTCACGAGGAAGCATTAGAAGTGCGAAACATTGTAAAATTTTTCAGACAAGAACTCTACCCAGAAAAGATACCTCTTGGTGATTCGGGTGTACCCCTTGCGTATAAATTTCCCAACATGTTTGAAATAGATATTAAAAATAATTACGGAGAAAATCCGGCATTTAAAATTCAGAGATGTTATCTTAGAGATGTACAGACATCTTTCAACGCAACCGGAACAGGAATGCATTGGGATGGTAACTTTGTTGAAGTTGATATCTCGTTAGCGTTTCAAGAGATTGTTACTCTGGACAAAGAAAAAATTAGGGGCGGTTTCTAATGTCAAAGTATTTTGAAAATTTTCCCAAGGTTTTCTACCTCTTTGGTGAGGAAGAGTCTCCCGTATTGTTTCAACAACTAACAAGATATGTTGATCTGATTGATATATTACGAGACACAACCGGTGCTTACATCGAGTATGAGATTCGTGATGGGGATAGACCCGACACATTAGCGCACAGACTTTATGGTAAGAGTGAGTATGATTGGACCTTCTTCTTGATGAATGAGAGATTGCGAGAACAAGGTTGGCCGAAGACGCTTCAACAATTATACACGTATGCTCAGAATACGATGTTTCCAAACTACACTGTTAAACTAAATTTGAAAGAAGCGGATAGCGCAGGGATTCGAAATCTTGCTGACAAATATCCTGTTGGGCAAGCAGTGTTAGTTCAGGGTAGTGACGGCGTTGTTGTCAGAAAGAATCTTAATGTAGGCGAGATTACCATTTCGTCAGACAGCGACATTACAGGTAAGACTAATATCTCTTATTCTGATGGTTCTAATCTACGACCTGACCTTCAGGCTACAGTTTATGAATATCAGGGAACACATCACTACGAGAATGATTCGGGAACATACCTTGACTTCTTTTACCAATTCGAACCCTCGAAGATTCCTATTACTAATCTTGAGTTTCTGATTAGTCAGAACGATGCTGTCAAGAAGATTCGAGTAATTAAAAAACAATACATCGAACAAGTTGTAGGCGACTTCAAGCGACTACTTAAGAGAACTTAATGGCTCAAAACCAATCTCAGTTTGGAATACTCGAAGCGTCTATAATTTTATCTTCTGTCAAAAACGAAGATAAGGTTGTAGATGTTCGGGGTAATATTGTCGAAGTAAACTTATTCGAGAATCTATATAAACCCTATGTAGATTCAACGATTGTTCTCATAGATGACTTTGATCTTAAAAACTCATTAAATATTCAAGGGACAGAAAGACTTAAACTTGTTTTGGGTGACGCTGAAAATCCAGAGGAACCGGTCGTCGTCAAGTATTTCTTTTTCTCGAAGATAAACGACACACAAAAAATGAATGAGAGAGCAGAATTGCTTTCGATTAGTTTGGTCGAAGAACATGTATATATTGATGCTATAAAACAGTTTAGTAAATCTTATACAGACGAACTCGAAAACATTATCACTTCTATAGCAGATAATGAATTGGGTAAGACAGTTGTCAAAAGTTTATTTGAACCATCTGTTCAAGGTCCGAGAAAGATAATCGTACCTTATCTAAGCCCCCTTGAAGCGATACAGTGGTTAAGAGACCGCGCAACAACTCGAACAGGTTCACCTATATTTTTGTCAGGAAGTCTTTACACAAACAGTCTCTTGATGTCATCCCTTGACGGTCTGCTCAGAGAAGATGTGATCAATGATAAACTGCCTCTGAGATATAGTTCTGCGATTTCTGGTGTTGACGCGGATCAGGATCAACTTAGACCTTATTATGAAATCATGTCGTTCAAAGAGGTGGATGCTGAAAACTCGTTGGCACTGTATGAGAATGGTGCGATTGGATCTTTTTATGCGAGCATTGATGCTGGGACAGGAGTACTATCAGGCGATCATATTAGTATTCGAGATATCCTTGACGAGTTCTACACGAACAAATTGATTTCCGCAGATACAAATCAATCTGTTTTCGATCCGTCTTTGGAGATCGATGGTAAATTATCTGACGAATACAACTCGTTACATATTCATCAAGTCGTGTCAAGTAACACATATAACCAATTCAAGAGTTATCACGACGAGACTTCATTATTAGGGGAGAACAACAGCCTAATCGAGTCGCGATTGAAGGCTAAGAATAAAATCATAAGAACCTTCTTGAAGAAGAACATCATTGATATCGGAATGAATGGGTCGTTATTCTTCAAAGGTAAGATCAGTGTAGGTCGCAAATTAAGACTTCTGTTTTTAAACTCAAATGTTCAGGGGGATCTAAAAGACACCAATGATCAGATCGACAAAAGAAAATCTGGAGACTATATAATTCTTGCAACCAATCATAGACTCGCTGACGAGAAACACACTACGATTTTAAGATTGACCAAACTAGGCGAACTGCCAAAAGACTTTAGAGTATGAAGCATTTAAAGGATAACACTTAATGGCTGTTCTAAGACCTATACAGAAAGAGTTTTATGGGGACGATTATCGATGGTTCTTCGGAACTGTTGTTAACTCACATCCACCATCAGGCCTTGAAGGTCGTGTTAAAGTCAGAATTTATGGCGTACACAGTGAGAGTACAGAAAACATTCCTGAGAAAGATTTACCATGGGCACAAGTATTAGTTCCTACCACAGAAGGTGGTGCGTCTGGTATTGGAAAAATACCTCAACTTGTTTCGGGTGCGTTTGTGTTCGGTGTTTTTCTTGACGGGGTATCATCTCAAATTCCTTTAATTCTAGGGTCATTACCTCGAACAGAATTTCCTTCGAGTGTTCAGAGTGGTCGACAAAACAATACAGATAATAGTTTTGAGTATGACCAAGAAAGACTACAGAATGTTGTTTCGACTCGCATGAAGGATGACAATGTAGCAGAAGCAAGTTTCGGTAATTACGCTCTTGTAGGTCTCAGACGACAGCAATCAGTAAAGTTCTTTATCGATAATGGTTATGAGTTAATTCATGCGGCAGCCATAACAGGGGCGCTCGAAGGTGTTTCTCGTTTTAAAACATATGACGATGACATCACCGAAGAAACTGTGGGTATTGTTCAGTGGAAAAACACAACAGAAATCGGTAGTCGATTTTCTGACCTGTTGAGATTTGCCGCACAATATTCTCCGAACTCTGATTGGAGATTATTTTCTATTCAGTTACAATTTGTGGTGTTCGAGTTAAGAAATCGTTTAAGCCTCGCTAATCGAAAACTTCTTGCGACATCTAATATTAAAGATGCGAGTGTAGTGATTAACAAAGAATATATCAAAGGGTCAAACCGAACTGACATACTCGCACAAAGGGTTTACGACGAGGTGCTTTCATAATGTCGAATAAACAAAAATTATCGGAATCGGTAAAGAATGCTGTGGCTTCCGTTGATACAACTCAACTCGAAGCATCTGCAAAAAATGCCAAAGACTCTTTAAAGAATTCGGTCGAAAGTGTTTCGGGTAGTGTCGCCGGTCAAGTCGAAGGTGGCGTCAAAAGTTTAACACAAAAATTCGACAAGTATCAAGATAAGTTAAGCAATGTGACTACCGAAGGGTTGATTGACGACGGTATTCAAAGCCTTGAAGGTATGAAGACCGCCTTTGTCGATGAACTAACTTCGGGGCTCTCATCTAAGTTTGGGTCGGCTGTCAACATTACATTTAGCGAACCCGATTCGAATGGTATCGTGGTTCCTATCCAAGCAACACTTGATGCTGAAGGTGGTGTTAGCGGTACCGTAGCCTCTGTGCTTCAGTTAATCACGGGTCTTGGAGTGACTCCAGGCAATCTTCAAAAAGCACTTGTCGAAGCCAGCCCTCAAGGTATTCTCGACGCAGGCAAAGATATACTATCTGGTAAGATGGGTGCTTTTGATGGTGCTTCAGCAATCAATTCTCTTGCAAATAAAGCAATCACAAGCGTAACAGACGAACTCGAATCGGTAGTCAGAACCAGTCTTGCGTCAAACAGCAATCTCAACACTGTGATTACCGCGATTTCTGCTGTTGATTCGGACGGTAATATTACAAGGTCTTCAGTGACTTCTTCTCGCGGAACTGATAGTGCTGAATTTAATGAGGCAATTTTAAAGAATAAAACAAACCCTTTAACAGATTTATCCAATATTGTGAAAGATTCGGGTAACATCAAACAGAATCTAAAGAAAGCAGGTTCCGACCTTGAAAACTTATCGGGTGGTAAAGATTCGAAAACTGTCCTCAACTCTGTTACAGGGTCTGCTGAAGCAAGAAACACATACACAACAAAGGGTGATGAATACAGATCACTCATACAAACAAAGGTCGCAAAGGGATCTCAAACAGGTATCATACAGGGCATTAGTACAGAGGTTCTGTCAGATGTTAAGAAACGGGTTCGTGACTTTGCACCCAAACTTACAGACGAACAAACCAACAGGGTTGTTAACTTGTCTCAGGGCGATGCTGGTGACATCTCAGAAGCGGTGAGACTGCTGTATGACGCGACAGGCAAATCATTCGATAGTATACGACAGTTTGTGAAAAGTATCGACACAACGATCGACAACGCTACTCGTGTCACTCCTAGTGAGGCTGTCTTTTCTGAACCATATGTTATTGGATCATATGAGAAAGAGTGGAAGAAAGGTGAAGGCGAACCCGTTTTCCCTTATGTGTCATCCATTGAAGAACTACAGGCTGAACTACGAAATGTTGATCGTGATGTGACTGAGGTAGTCACACACTGGAGCGAGACACACACCAACAAGAATATTGGTTCTGAAGAAATCAATAAATACCATTTAGATCTTGGGTTGGATGGGATTGGTTACCACTATGTTATCAGACGCGATGGTTCTCTACAGAGAGGTAGACCAGTTAACACACAAGGGCAACACGCTCCTGTAAACAGTCATGATCTGAGAAGTATCGGAATTGTGTTTGTTGGAGGAATTAATGTTCCTTCGGGAACACCTAATTCAGAAAACTTTTTATCAGTACAATCGTTGACGAGAAGCCAGTTGAATACTTTTGACCACTTTTGTAGATCGTTCTATGCGGTATTTCCGGGTGGTCAGATCATTGGTCATAATGATATCGACGAGGACGAAATAGACCCAGGCTTTGAGGTAATTAATTATGTTGAGAATATTTTCAGAAAACAATCGAAGTTTACAGATACATTATCACAAGCGCCACTAACGATCGACGAGATTCTAAAAAATGACGAATAAACTTGATTCATTAAAAGAAAGAACAGAGAAATTTGGCGAAGGTCAAGAAGAAACTGTAGGCATCTCGCAAGAGGGGTTCTCTGACGCATCTGGTGAATATCCCAAACGTGATTACTTTTTCGGTTCGAGTGTTAACAAAGCCTCAAAGGGAGAAACAGTAAACTCGCTGGATCTTGGGGGTGGTGATTACGGTCTTTCTCTAAACGTATCAGATCAAAAACCTTCTCAGTATCCCTACAATCAAGTCTCTGAATCTCCATCGGGTCATGTTATCGAGATCGATGATACGCCCGGCGGTGAGAGAGTTTTGATCAAGCATCGCACAGGTGCGGGTGTTGAAATGCGCGCCGATGGTACTGTTATCATTTCTTCAAAAAATCAGAGAGTAGAAGTTACAGGTGGTGATCAAACAACGATCGTTGAAGGGGAAGGTAATCTTGTTTACAAAGGTAATCTTACTCTTTCTGTCACGGGTGATTTTAATGTTGATGTCGGTGGCAATTATAACCTCAACGTCGCCGGTGATAAGGTCGAAGAAATTAAAGGGCGACATACCAAAACAGTAAACCGTGACCAGAACTATACCATTCGAGGTTCTCGTGGCGTTCAAGTTATCGGAATGAATACCGAGACATTACTTGACGATCACAATGTTGTTGTCGCAGGAGATATGAACAACTTTGTTCAGGGTAACACAGAGATTCTTTCGGGTGGTAATTTCACTCAAACTGCTGTTGGGGAATGGGTAGCGACATCTTCGACCGCAAACATCACAGCACGACACATTAGTATGATCGGGCACAAAGGAACCATTGGCGGTCCTCTCGTGGACCACTACGGAAAGTCATACGGTGGAATGCCGGGATTGAATACGAATCTTGCGTGTTTTTACGGGTCTCTTGTGGGTAAAGCCGCAGAAGCAATGCATGCCGACTATTCTATTTATGCTGCCGGTGCGGGTTTTGCGAAAGGTGCTGCAACGGCGGCGCAGGCGGTGAAGGCTGTTGCTATAGGTGGACCAAGTACACTTAAACCTCCAGTTCCAGAGCCTTTTAAGCGCTCATGCATGTGGTTGATTCCTATTAAACCTACAGCACCGCTTCCTAATCCTCTTATTGTGGAACTTCAGTTAGCATCAAGCAACTACGGAATTCGAAACGTGGCAGTTGATCCTAAATTAAAGAGTAAGATCACCAAATCTGATGATTATAAAGAATTGTTCAATCATGATCCATCGATTCATGAGATCCGTTCTAAACTCCGCGACCCTCAACACTTTGGTAACGGAAGTTTTACAAGTTATTTGGTATCTCAGGGCAAACTCAACGGGGATTTCAAAAAGAATATGCCGAAGAATATCGGCCGATCAGCATCCAAGACCGGAACTATTCGATTGGGTGTCAATCTGTTAGGTAACAATCCATCAGACAATCGCAGTAAACGATTCAAGGTGAATAAAAAATGAAGATATTAGTTGATCCTCAATATAATCCAGAGTTCGAATCGTCGATCACCTCTGCTACTAAATTAGGACCAGGCATTACTTGTGCCAAGTTTTTAGGAGCACGAGGTTCACGTACACAGTTTCAAAAATTATACGCGGATGGATTCTTTGGCGCCCCTGATCTGAAACAGATCGCTCGCAACCTTGTGCTCCACACAAACGCAATGAAAACTGTCATAGGCAATACAACGTTTTCACAACATCGTTTGATTGTGTCAGAGGGAATATACGAACCTAATCCAAAGTTTGAAACCCAAGAAATACCATCGGGAAGCGAAGCGAAGGCAAAGAAACTCGCCCGAGAAAATTCTGGTGGGTCCTATGGTAAAGGTCCTGATGGCTGGGTTGCGAGAATACCTTTGTATGTTGGTGAACGCCCTTCTTCTAATAGTGTAAATGATTTGAGAAGAACTGGGCGCGCTATCGTATATCAACTCATAAATAAAAACGGGCAGACAGATCCTGAGAAAACATTTGATCTGGCTGTTTTTTGGAAAGATTACATTGACTATGATAAACTGTCATTAGACTATGATACCTTTGATCCAACTGGCATCCTTACTTCACAGATTGTATTAGAAATGCCAAAGGTGCCTGCAAGCTTTGATGTCTCGTTCTCACACAATCTTGAGACAACCTTTAACGGCGAACTTCAAGCAAAAAACGAACTGCTAGAAATTCTCGCTGATTAATGGTATAAATAAAAAGAAAAGGTTTTCACAACCATATGACAAAGATTTTCTCTACAGAAGATGGTAATTTAGACACGAGTATTCGTATTGTAAAAGAACGAACATACTCGGATGTTGATCTGTCATTGTCTTCTAGAACATCTACTGACGGTGATGTTTTTAAAAAGACTGATGCGGCTTCTGTAAAGCAAGCCATTAAAAACTTGTTGTTAACAAATAAGTTTGAAAAACCTTATCGACCAAACTTTGGTGCGAACCTTTCTGGTCTTCTTTTCGAATTGATGTCTGATGATGTCGGCGAAGAGATGATTGACAATATCAAGAAAACAATACAAAGATACGAACCAAGAGCAAAGGTGTTGGGAGTCAAGGTAACAGCGACACCCGATTATAATAGTGTATCAGCAACAATTGAGTTTCGGATAATCAGTACAGGGCTTGTAGACACTTTAAGAGTGTCAATGAATCCCACTTCGATTACAGAGATTCCTTTTCTACCTTTTGAGATATCACCATTTGTTTTATACAATGATATCATTAGAGCAGAAGACGAAAAAAGACTCGTTACATACAACGGGGATTTGATTAAGAAAGATTTGGTCACACCTCCACCAAATGCCCTACTAACAGATCCTGATTCAGATATGATCTTTGCGCTTTACAACGGATTCGTTGAGGGTGTTCTTCTTGTCGATTCAGAAGAATTGAACGGTATACTTACTACTCCAGATGAGGATCAAATATACATCCAGTTTGGTGGAGACTTCATCATACCACAACAAGAAATTGCGTAATCGGAGACCGAAATGGCAACCACCATTAAATCAACAGACTTAGATTTTGATACGATCAAGAACAATCTCAAAGTGTTCTTGGCACAAAAACCAGAATTTGCTGACTACAACTTTGAGGCATCTGGGCTTTCTAATCTGTTAGATGTCTTAGCGTATAACACACACTACAATGGGTTGTTAGCAAACTTCGCTTTGAACGAATCTTTTCTGAGTACTGCTCAGTTAAGATCCTCTATCGTAGGTCTTGCGGGAGGTTTAGGTTATAGTGTTGGTTCTAGGAAAGCATCGTTCTCTGTTGTAAATCTAAGCGTGACAAACAACGACAACCCTTCAAGTATTACTATGCCTGCTGGAACTAGATTCTCAACGACAGTTAACAGTAAGAGTTATACATTCCAGACTCGGGATACTGTGACCGCTTTTTCTGATGGCACAGGTCTTTATAAGTTTACTCTAGACGGAAACAGAAATATTCCGATTTATGAAGGCGTGACTCGACGAAAGACTTTCATTGCGGGCCCTGCCTCAGAGAACGACACTTATGTGATACCTGTCAATAACTTGGATCTCGACACCGTTACTGTAAAGGTCTATAACAGTGTATCGTCTAATGATTTCACATTATACACGAACATTATCAACAGCACAACTATTAATTCCAATTCTGTAATATATGTTGTCAAAGAATCACCTAATGGATACTATGAATTAACTTTTGGTAATGGTGTTCGTTTAGGTAAAACGCCGCAACCCGGTGATAAAATTGAAGTCGACTACACAACGGTTTCTGGTCCAGAAGCAAATGGCAGTAAATCATTTGTCCCCGAAGCAACTTTAGACGGCAAAACAATTAATGTCACTACTGTTTCTGGTTCCTCAAGCGGATCATACAAAGAAGAACTTGAATCGGTTCGTAAGAACGCACCTTTTCAATGGGCTGCGCAGAATCGTATGGTCACTGCACAAGATTATGCCGCTTTAATTTTACGAAACTTTTCGAATGTCATCACGGATATCAAGTCATGGGGCGGAGAAGACAACGTCCCGACCAAGTATGGGTCAATATTTGTCTCGATGGTTTTTGGTACTGACGATCCTGTTGTTATCGCAAACACCAAGGCGGACATCTTAACTCTAGCAAAAGATTTGTCCGTTGCTTCGTTTAATGTTGAGTTTGTAGATCCTGTTGAGACATATCTTGAAGTGTCGACTGTCGTTCAGTTTAATCCTACACTGACATCAGTATCACAAACATCGATCGAGAGTGATGTCAAAGAAGCGATGCAAACGTACTTTGACACGAATCTTGGTGGATTCAGTCAATCGTTCCGCCGATCAAATATGTTAACAGACATTGACAGTAAAGATAATTCGATTCTTTCGAGTAGAGCCGACATCAAAATGCAAAATCGTTTTGTGCCTAGCCCTACAACACCATTACAGACAGTCATCTACTCAGCGGCGATATCCGCCCCATTAGACGACGGTTATGTTATTCAATCTGATACCTTTTACTACAATGGCAAAACGTGTGTTTTAAGAAATTTACTTGAATCTAGTATTATTCAAGTAATTGAGGTCTCGACAGGATTACCTCTCGTCGATAATATAGGATCATACTCAGCAACAGATGGCACTGTTAGTTTGGTTAACTTCACAGGTACACTGATTACAGGTAGTTACATACGAATCACTGCGTTACCTGCTAATCCATCAGTTATCAATCCTCTCAGAAGTAGTATCATAAGATATGACGCGCAGGCATCACGAGCGCGAGTAGTACTCACAGATACGTTATAAATAACTAAATAACAGAATCGAATAAAGAGAATTAAACCATGACAGCATCGGTTACTAACAGTTTTAGGGAACATCTCCTTACACTACTCAAGTCTGACATTGAT